ATTTATATTATACTTGCCCTCCTTCAGGTGCTCCTGTTGCCATTCTAGTTCCAAGGACCGTTTCGTAGTGTATAGGTCTTGAGTCATTTATAACCTCCTCATAGGTTATCCATTTTCTCCTGGATGAATCACTAAATCCATCTTTTTCCCATTTTACGTCTTTTTGTCCTACTTTGTCAAGTATTGCTTTCTCAATAGCTATAGCATTATCCTCTGCTGATATTTGAAAATCAGTAACATAATCATAAGCTCGTATTTGAATTCTGAATTTTTTAGTCATTTTCCCTTATAAAATGCAAAAGGGGCGAAATTGTGTCTTCGCCCCTTTTTATTTAGTTTAGATTACGCTGCACCTGGTGTTCCGAAGATACCACGCCAGTCAGATGCGCCAAAAACGTATCTTTCCCTAGCTTTGTATCTAACGTTGCCAGTATCAAAATCACCTTCCATAGAAGTTTTAAGAGGTGCTCTATCGAAGTGTTTAAGTCCGTTAGGTACATCTGTGACTAAGAACCATGCATCAGTATCTGAAAGATAATGGTTAACGACATAACCTTCTGGGACCATTCCCATATTTTTAAGTGCGTTAATGTCATTATCTGCAGTACCTACTCTACCTTGAGATTTTAACAATCTCTCAGCAGTAAATTGAAGCGCAGAAGGAATTACTAATTTCCTTGCTTTCGCTGCAATTTTCAAACCTCTTTCATCTTTCATAGCAGCAATGTCTATCAAAGCTTGCTCCAAAGATGTTTCATTAAGGTCTGATGCAGTTGACAAGATGTTAGTTTGAGTACCAGATAACGTTGGGTGAGCAGCTATAAGTAAAACTTGACCATCACCGTAAGTCGGATTTCCCGATCCGGTAAAGCCTTTGTTTAATATAGTAGCACCTTTCGTATTCTTAGTAGTTGCCATCGATCTTGCCAAAGCCTTTGTGTATCTAGAAGCTAATCTATCGTAGAGATTATCTTCGATAGCTTCTTCCGTGATTGCAAAAGCTAATGCAATTGTTTCCATAGTGTAACGTGCAGTGTATGTTTCCTGAGCGAAGTCAAAAGCTACCCCTTGACCTTCAGGTTTTACAGCTGCATCGCCAAAGCCCGATAACATAACTTCCTCTTCGAAAGCTCTGTCAGAAGACTCTGTAACGAAGATTTCCTTCGTTTCGTCTGCGTATTGTTTGTATTCCAACCCGAACAAGGCGTTTAAACCTGGCTCGAGCTCTTTTACTAGTTGTGCTCGTGATATTGCCATAATTTATATCCTATGTTTCGTAGTTGTAATAAATATGCTGATTGAATTTTACAATCCAATTGGCATTGGCACTCGCGATATCACTATTTGAAGGATCTTCAGAAATTCTGATAACTCTGAGGGCGAACGCTGAGCCTGCAGTTGTATCGAGTTCTTCTTTAGATCTTCCATTGATAGTCGAACCAGCAGTGTAACCCATGTCAGCGGCTCTTCCTACAGTAGCTCTGACTAGAGTTCCATTTGCTTGAACTTCAAATAGATCATCGGGATTGTCATATACAAACGCTTGTGCTTCAGCCGCCGTACTCGCCGGCCAATAGTTTTTCCACGTTGGTTTAGATGTAGTTGGATCTTCGTAAAAACAACCGTTGAAAATACCTACATTTCTAGATGAACTGGTTTCAGCTGCCGTGCCAACATATCCTGCAGCGATCGATGTTCCGTTTTCGCTGGTTCCAGCGCCGAATTCAACGATATCTCCAGAATAAATTGAGTCAGCGAAGCTGCTTGCAATTACATACTTTGAGGTACCTTCAGAAGTTGGTCTACTACCTAATCCACCCACTTGTCTAAATCCAAATGGTGCGTCTTGGTTTGCCATATATTACTCCCTTTGTGAATAGCTTTCACTATCCACGGTTAATAAAATTCGATGATAGGGATTAACCCGAGAATTCCTAAAAAATTAGTCCTTCTTTGTACCACCGAAGTGTACACGAGTTTGCCTCTCTTGATCGATTGGCATACTCGGATGTTGTTCCTTTGCAAGATCGGTTTCTAAAGACTCATTCGCGTCTCGTGTCATTTGAGCAAAATACTCTTCACGAGATTTGGCGATCTCTTCCGGTATCCTAGCCAACACTAGGCCACCAACTCCGATAACACCTACATACTTACCTTCGGTTACGACAGGATAATCTGAATTTGGGTATTCATCAGCTCGGACTAACGTCCAGCCAGTTCTGAGTTTACCTTGTATATTTTTGGTATCATCAAAACCCATAGATTCAGCTCTTATCCATCTATGCCTAAAACCTTTTGGCGCAGGTGGTGCATCTAAACTTGATGGTGGAGTCCATACTTTTGGTCGTTCAGTTTTAGACCTATTCTGGCTCGCACGAGAAGTTTTTTTAATATCGTCCATATTACGCTCCTTCTGTGTTCATTAATTGTTTTGCATACTCTTCGAGTGGCACTCCTAATTTTTTTGCAATTTGCACCTGTGAAGAAGTGAGTTTCACAGTTTGGCGACCTGGTTTAACGCTTCGTGTCACCGAAGCAACCGTTCTGACGGGTGGGGTCGTTTTTTCAGTTGTAGCAAATTTATGCGGAAAGTCAACCTTCATTCTTTTATTAATTTCCGCATAGTATGTATCCGACGTAGGATCCATTCCTTCTGCTTCAACAAGATCTTTATGATGTTCAAAAGCCGTGAATGTCATGGCTTTATCTTTACCAAACCATTCATTTTTAGCTGCCCAGTCTTCTGCTTTTTCATCTATCTGAGGAAGTGATTGCGGAATTTTATCCGGTAATCCTCCTCCGTATGCAGGAGTTCTAGGTGTATAATGCTCTCGTCTAGTTTTTTCAGATGCAATGTTTCGTGCATCACCGGTTAAAGCACTGAGTTCTGTCTGTGCTTCAACTTGTTTTGCCGTGTCTCCACCTTCGATGGCTGCTGCTAATTTTCCCTTAACGGCATCCAATTGGCTTTTTACCCTTGCTTCTGAATCCTTAATATATGTAGAATCTAATTGTGCATAACGAGATTCCCATGATTTTCGTTTTTCTTCTACGCTGTGAGCGTATTGAACCGCAGCATCTTTTTGACGTTCAGCCTCTCTCCATTTACGAGTAAGTTTAGAAATTCTTTTCTTAACTCCCTCACTATAGTCTTCTAACTTTTCGTCTTCCTTCGGTTGGTCATCCTGAACATCAGCCTTGATATCAGGTTCCTTAGATGTGTCATCGGACTCAACACTGTCCGGCTTAATTTCTTTAACTTTATCATCCTTTACCTCTACTTCTGGTTCCGTTTCTTGTACTTGTTTTTCTGGTACTTCAACCTCGGCACCTGAACCACTAGTGTCAATGTCTACCATTTTCTTTTTTTCTTCTGGCATAGTTCCTCCTATGATTAATATTCATGCAAGATCATTTCCGGATCTTGGATGGTTGCTAAAATTTCATCTTCATTTAAAATTCTAACTTCTCCTCCTTCTATTTTAAAACGTGATCCTGCATACTGTGCAAAGATCACCCATTCGCCTTTCTTGCACCACGGTCCTTCCGGGTATCTTTCTTTATCTCTGTAACAATCATGACCCATAGCTAACACTAAACCACATACTGTTCCAATGTGTTGTCGTTCTAGAGTAGCATCTGATTTTAAAATTCCACCTTTAGTCTTAACTTTAGGCTGAAAAGGTAAAACCATTATTCTCCAACCTGTAGGTTTGGGAAGTTTATTAGCTTCAGGGGGTTGATTTCTTTTAGCTTCTGCTTCTTCAGCGGCAGCTAAATTAATTTTTGGGTTTTTCTTTATCTTTGTCGATTCTGATAACGTTTCCTTCATTGTCGTCTTGCTCCTTCTTATTAAGCAGGTTAGAGATTTCCTGTAACACTGATTCCAGTGCACTGATTTGTCCGGTAATATATTTATATTTATCGAAATTGTCAATAGAGCCAGATGTAACGCTTATAGACAACGATGCTAAATTTTGTTTAATTGCCCTTTGCAACTTATGTATAAAAACAAATTCGTTCACGCTTTCTTTTTCTTTTTCTTCTTTTTAGGCTTACTTCCG